TGAAGAGCAAAAAGAAAAACTTTTCCACAAGATTCTTACCTACCCGCTGATCGAGCATCCCCTGATGCCAGCCCCTGACGAGGAGCAGCGCAGGCAGATGATTCAGAACGTGGGTCCAGAGGAAACCATGCGCCTCTTCCTCATGCGCGAGCAGCGCGTCCGGGCTGAGCAGTCTGATCCTCACCGCTACGGCACAGAGCTGGAATCGTGGAAGGACGCTGATAAGCTGCTCAACGCTCATTCTGAAATGCTCATCCTTGGTGGCAACCGAGCCGGCAAGACTGAGTACGCAGCCAAGCGGATTGCCCAGGCTTTTGTGGGTGCTGACTTAAACGGCTTTGCCCCGGACTGGATCAAGGAGAAGTTTAAGAAGCGCGGCCTTAACATCTGGTGCCTGCACACGACCAACATGACGAGCGTGTCCATGCAGCAAAACGTCTTCCACAAGTATCTGCCCACAGAGCTAAAGGAAGCCAAGCGCAGCAAGATGACCCAGGTTAGCTGGACCCAGAAGAACGGCTTTAGCGACAATACTGCGGTCTACAACGGCAATCAAATCTGGTTCCTTAACTACAGCCAGGACATTAAGGTCGTCGAAGGTGGCGAGGTGGACTTTGTCTGGTGTGACGAGCTTGTCCCGGCCGACTGGCTGGAGACGCTCAAGTACCGCTTGATTACCCGTAACGGCAAGCTGCTTGTGACCTTCACGCCAATCCTTGGTTACACACAGACCGTGAAGGAGTTCATCTCGACTAGCCGGATCAAGACCTGGAAGGAGAGCGAGCTTCTGCCGCACAACAACGTCATCGGCGTACCCAAGGGCAACATGCCTTACACCGCGGAAGGCGTGTACGGGAAGCACGCTTGCATCTGGTTTCACAGTAAGCTCAATCCCTACAACAACTGGGAACGGATGCAGCAGACCCTGAAGGGACGCAGCACCCACGACATCAAGATCCGCGCTTATGGCTGGGCTGAGCAGACTGCCGGCAGCCAGTTTCCTATGTTTGGGGACAAGAACATCTTTACCGATAGCGTCACGGACCACTGTCCTGAGGGGACAAACTACATGGTGGCAGATCCAGCCGGTGCCCGAAATTGGTTCATGCTTTGGGCCAGAGTGGACAAGCATGGTACAGTGTGGGTCTACCGGGAGTGGCCCGATCAAAGCTATGGCGAGTGGGCGCTGCCAAGTGATAAGGCTGACGGTCGAGCCGGCCCCGCACAGAGAAGTGGTGCTGGCCGCGGAATTAATGAATACACGGAACTTGTTTGGTCACTAGAAACACACAATGACAAACGTGAGGAGATCGCAGAACGCTACATCGACCCGAGAAGCGCAGGCACAGAGACAACCAGCAAAGAAGGAGGAGTTACCCTGTTGGATCTTCTTTTGGACGCTAGTGAACCTCTTTATTTCCTCCCTGCTGCTAGCGTATCAGTGGATGAGCGTGTTTTAATTATTAACGACCTACTTTGTTACGATCGGGACGCTGATCTTAATGTTGAAAAGAACCATCCGCGGCTAATGGTTCATGAAAGTTGCCAGAACCTTATTTACTCGTTAAGAGAGTGGACCGGGCATGACGGCCAGAAAGGGGCGTGCAAAGATCCAATTGACGCACTAGGGTATTTAGTGGTAATGCAACCTAGCTACACAGGAGTATCAAATAATTCGTGGCAAAAGTTTAATAAGTGCGGAAGCTATTAAAGGTATGTTGAATACAAACACAGACGTTCTGGCAATTGCCTCTGACAAGCCACATGTTGGAGAGCTTTTGAGTGAGTATAATCGGGCAATGATTAACTCCAGCCAGGGCAATCTGGTTACCAAGTTTGACAATATCCGCTTTTGCCGTTGGCCTGGACAGACCGATGACGGCAAGAAACACTCTGAAAACCGCTCCGATGGAGACCCGGCTTGGCCGTTTGAGGGGGCTTCTGACGTTCGCGCCCGGCTAATCGACGCTACCTGTAACGAGCTTACCTCCTTGCTAGTTGGCGCGTTTCAAAAGTCTGAACTTCGTGCCAACGGAAATGAACTCAGCGACATGCCAGTGTCTCAAATTGGCACTACTTTGCTTCGTTGGATTCGCGACTGCAAGATGCCCCAGCAGCTCTACAAAGAGGCAACCTTGGCTGCCCAGTATGCACTTCAGTACGGATGGAGCGCCTTCTTTGTGGGCTGGCAGCAGAACATCAGCAAGCGCACTCAAGAGATTTCCATGGAGCAGATCATGGGGCTGGCGCAGCAATCAGGCAGTCAGGTCTTGATGGAACTGCCCAACTTGATTGTGAGCGCCCCTGAGCAGGCGGCTGAGATTATGCTCACTGCTATGCCTACACTAAAGGCAGCAGACGCAAAGCGGATGGTCCGTGAGCTTGCCAAGACTGGCATGACGACCATGGACGAGGAGTACGTCAGCAAGAATTTACCCGAGATTGTAGCTCTAAAGCCGTGGGACGAGATCATTTTCCCCCCAGAAACCGCGGACTTGCAACGGTCTCGGGTAATTTTCCGCCGGACTTGGATGTCTGAGGTTGAGTTGCGTGAAAAAATCACGACAGAAGGCTGGAATCCTGACTGGGTAGAGCGGGCGTTGCAGCAGTTGGGTAAATCCAGCAGCTACTACAACATCAACTTGCTGCCGACCACAACGATGATGGTCTACAACGGTGTAAACTTTATGAACATGGTGGAGGTAGTTTACTGCTACACCAAAAGCCTTGATGGCGATGCTCCGGCTATTTTCTACACTGTTATTTGTCCTCAGGCTGCGTCTAACCGCATTTCTGACGGCGATTCGTGGGCTATTCACGAGCGACTTGACTACGCCCACGGCGAGTACCCGTTTGTGGAGTTCCGCCGGGAGCAGATTCGACGCGCCATCACAGACACCCGCGGTATCCCGGAGCTGGCAACCACCGACCAGGACGAAATCAAGGCTCAGCATGACTCGATCCGCGATCACACAGCATTCTCGACGTTGCCGCCCATCAAGGTAGTTAAACGAGTTGGCGCAATCAACAAGATTGGCCCAGGCGTGTCGCTGCCAGTCACCAACCAGAACGACTACACCTTCATGGAGCCTCCGGCCCGTGAACCTACGGTGGCGTTCAACTTGATCCAGCGTGTTGAGCAACAGCATGCAGCCTACTTTGGGACCAACAATCCCAACGTAATGCCAATGACCACTCAGATGCTTCAGCAGGCACTGGTAAACTCGTGGCTGCTGTCGTGGCGCTCAGTGTTCCGGCAGATGTTCTCCCTGTGTTGCCAGTACATGGACCCACAAGAGATCCAGCGCATTACTGGCGGGCAGTTGCCAACTAACTTGTCTGAGATTCACAACGAATTTGACATCAATGTCCGGTTTGACGTGATGAATTTGGATAAGGAGTACATCGCTCAGAAGGTAGACTTTCTGACCAAGATTAAGCAGATGGACACTGGTGGCGTGCTAAACGCTAACCGGATTACTGAGATGCTTATTCAGGCGATTGCTCCTGAAATGGCTGGTGAACTGATTATGAATCAGGAGCAGGCTTCTCAAAAGATGTTCAAAGACGTGCAGACTGACATTGGAATGATGTTGCTTGGTAATGAGGCCCTGTATCAAGAGAACGATCCAGCGGCACAGACCAAGATGCAGTTTGCCCAGCAGGTCATGCAGAACAATCCGAAAGCGCAGCAGGCGCTACAGGCGGATGAAAACTTCCAAGCTCTGTTCCAGAACTATGTGAAGAATCTTCAGATGAGTGTAATGCAACAGCAAAACGCTCAGATAGGTCGGCTTGGTGTAACTCCAATGCAGCAGCAACCTGGACAATGACACAAAAAGAACGCGCAGCTTACGGTTTTGCAGGCAAAAACCACATCTGGGATCAGATGATAGAAACTATCCAACAGATGCAGGAGCAGCTTTGGATGAATGCTGTAGGCAATAACAATAAAGGCGAAGACCGTGTTCACGCTTGTGGTCAAGCTGATGGCGTTAATCTAGTTTATTCAACACTTTTAACATTAAGACAAGAAGCACTAAAATTAAATGGCTTGACTGATGAAAAGGATTTGGCATAACGCTAATAACGGGCCTACCAGCGTTACTGGTTTGTATTAATAAGGAACTTGCGACCTTAACCGCATGAACGAAAACGAAGCACAGCCTGATTCCGGGAATCAGGAGGCAGAAGTAAGTCCCGTTGCTCAGAAACTCGGTTTAATGGATGAGAGAGATCTAAGCGATCTTTTGAAGTCCAGCTTCCTTAACGAGGGGGAGGCAGCTCCGGCCACACAGGAGCAGGATGAACCAGAAGCAGTGGATTCCTCTTCAGAGGACGATCAGCAGGCTGATGAAGATTCCGAACATCACGATAGTAGTTCTTTGACTAAGGGTGTCCAGAAGCGCATCAACAAATTAGTTGCTGCGAAAAAGGCTGCCCAATCCGAATTAGAATCGCATAAAGCGCGTTTGGCTGAGCTTCAGCAAGAACTTGAGACTGCAAAGTCTTCTATTCCTGCAAAGCAACAAGATCAAACTGAGTTTTCAGAAACCCTTAATAGCCTTGAACAGGTTAAAGGTGAGTACGATAAAGCAGTAGAGGTCTTGCTGTGGTGCGAAGACAACATGGATGGAGGCGTTATTACGTTGCCTGATGGCACGGAACACGAACTTTCAGACAAAGATGTCAGAGCAATGAGGCGGACAGCAATGAAGCGCAAGGAAGTCGAACTTCCTGCTCGTCTGAATTATCTGCAACAGCAGGCACAATCAGATGCACAGGCTTTTGCTGACTTTCCTTGGATGAAAAAACCTGAAACTGAGGAGTACCAAGTTGCTAATCAGATTGCCAAGGATTTTCCAGAGCTTAGAAAACGCAGAGCAGATTGGAAGCATATGGTTGGATTGATAGTGCTTGGTGCAAAAACTTATGCAGAGTCCAAGGCAAAGGGCAAAACCCAGAGCCAACCGATTCGCAGAGCGCCAGTGCAGCCAAGTTCAGCTAAAGCGCCTCCAAGCAGCAATTCTAATGGAAATCAGACAAAGGCTAAACAGCAGTTTGCAAAGACTGGTGGCAATCGTGATGGTTTGACTGACCTAGTAAAAGCAATGAACTTTGTTTAGTTCACCCAGTAAAACGCAGTAATTTTTTAACTATATGGCTTCTCTAACTGAACCCAACCTCTCCGGCCGCGGTAAGCGCGAAGATCTGATGGACATGATTGCCTTGGTTGACGCCAAGGACACGCCCTTCACGTCGATGGCAAAGAAGGGCTCCAAGCCCGGCAATATGTACTTCCGTTGGCAGTCCGATAGCCTTCCGACCCCCCAGGTTGGCGGCACTCCGGACGGCTTGGACGTAAACCTTACGACTGGCGTCAGCAACTACGTTGTTGGCTATCGTGCGGAATTGTCCAACTACGCGCAGATTTATCGGCGTGCAGTCCGTGTTTCCAAGCTCACTCAGGACATCGCTGATGTTGCTGGTGTGCGTGATGAACTGGCTGACAACGTGGCAAAAGCGATCACCGGGATCAAGCGTGACATGGAAGTTACGATGACCTCGAATCAGGTTTCCCAGCTTGACACTGGCGACCAGACTACTGCCTACCGCACCGCGGGCGCACAGACCTGGATCAGCAATGCCGGCACGGGGACTCCGACTCCTGGCGACATTCCTTCCATCTTCCGTACCCCCACGACTTCCATCGTTGGCTCCGGCACTGCTCTTGGAACGTCTTTGACGGACGCCACAGTGCAGGGCCTGCTCAAGTCCATTTTCGATCAGACTGGTCACTACACCAGCTTTGATTGCTTGGTGGGCACTGACCTCAAGCGCGCCTTTACTGGCCTGCTTGGGACGACCAGCCTGACGACCACCACTGGCGTTGGTATTACTGGCGCAGGCGCAACGAAGGTGCAGACCTTCCAGCGTGATGCTGCCGCGGACACCTACATCCAGTCGCTGGACGTGTTCCAAGGTGACTTTGGCACGGTGCGCTTGCACCCGACCACGTTCCTCGGGACGGTGTCTGGTACGACCTACACGCCCACGCCTTTTAAGGGTCTTGTCCTTGACATGAACCTCATTGAAGTGCGTTATGGCGGAAACGTGGCACAGGTCACTCCGTTGACTGACAACGGTGGTGGACCCGGACGCCTCGTGGAAGCTGTTGCTGGTCTGGTTGTTGGGAACCCTCTGGGTCTCGGCAAGTTTGACTACAACGCTGCTTAATCTCGGACGCGAGATCGGGAACGCCGCCAAGAGTCAATGGGCGTGACACTCCGGAGAGACGGAGATTATAGCGTCGAGCGACACCTGTGGCTCTAAATTGAGTCAAGCGCTTCCAGCACCATGTGGCTGGTTGACAAGTGGTGTGACTAATCGGAGAGACGATTTCTTTAGTTTTGCGACACCTGCCATGCTGGCTCCATGCCGGCGGCACGGACCGGGATACTCGGTCGATGCAGTGGTGTGACAGCCGGAGAGACGGCACACTTTCATCCAGACGAAGAACATTGAGTCTTTAACCAACTAGATTCCGACTGACTGCCGTTAGCAGTCACTTTTTATGACTGTACTTCCAATACCAATAATTCCAGAACTGATTCAACGCTACACCGGCGTGCAGGCCCCGGCAAACTTGGTGGCTCTTGCCAACAGGAAGCCCGCTAGCAGCGGCCCTGAGGGCACAGATGGGTCTGCCATGCCGGAGGATACGATTAACCCTTACAGTGGCATCTATGACGCAAACGGAAGGCTTCCTCTGGTTCCTGGTCCTGGCACAACTTTCATGGCTCGCGTATGATCAGCATTCCTGAAAACATGGTTGGGCAGCTTGAGAAAGAGCTGCGTGCAGGCTGGGAACGAAACAAGGTGCAGGCCAAAGTTGAGGCCAAGCAGATTGCCAAGTTCAACAAAGAGCGGCACAAATCTGTAGAGGGACTGGGTCAAAAGATTGCTACTATTCCCGGCACTGCTTACCACTTTTGGGGGCAGAAGCTTGGATACGGCTGCTGGAATGACAAGGCATTTATGGATGAGTTCCTGCGCGACAATCCTGAGTGCAAGGTAAATAGTGGCGGAGTTAAGGAAATCAGTGTAGGGTGGACGCCTAGCAAATGAAGACCGTACCATTTAGCGCAATTCTAGCAGAGTCATGCCAGCTTATTGGCTTGGATAGAAATACGCTAAATGACAAGTCCTTTGCTGCCATTCGTGATTTCACGAACCGCCGGCTAAGCATGATTTGGGACCGGGAAGACTGGCCCGATATTCAGGAGATTCAGCAATTGTGGCCGGGCACAGCCATCTCTAATGTTGTGGCTGCTCCTATTCCTGTTTTGCTTGAAAATGGGAATGAGTTGCTTCAGGAAAACGGGGAGCCTTTGTACTTTCAGAACGCTGAGAACACAATTCCCGTAGTCATCACGTTGGCCCCAAACTATCCGCGGGTTTATTTGAGAGACTTCTCTGAGCAGGCGTGGCAAAAGGGCACTATTGGTGATTCGTACATCAACGTCATCAATCCTTTTTTTATTCTTAATGAAGAAGACGAGCTAGTTTCTGCTGCTGCTCAGCAGTACACGTTTGAGTACACAGTTGGCGACGAGACCACGGACCCGTACATCACTACGGTGACGGCGCAGATGCCATGGGGTACTCCAAAGTGGACTCCGATTAGCGGCTCTACGCTGGAGTTTGTGAACAACAGGCAGCCGATTGCAGTGGTTGCCGGGCAGGCCATTGGTTGCTGGACAGGTGATCCGCGCAAGACTAGCCGCAATAGGGCTGAGTCCTATATCGTAGAAAACATGCCTAACTTGGACACGAACACAACTGTGTCCACAGAAATCCTAAGCCAGGATCTTTTTGTGCTTAGGTTTGCAAACTTTAATCCCAAGTTTGTGCTGCTCCGGGCAACCGCGCCATTCTTGTTTGGCACAAGGTACGACCCAACGCTGGCCTACTCGGCAGGATCACAAGTTTACTACGATCCAAATCAAGGAAGTGCAGCGTATAACCCGCCCAACAAGAACCTTCCTGTTGCTGGTAACTTTTGGAATGCTTATTTTCAAGCTCCCATCGGCACGTTGCCGGCTAATCCAAGCAACTTTTGGAGGCTGATGGAAATGCCTTTTCGCTTTAAGAGCTATCTTGTTAATGCTGTCAGCGCTGACTTCCTGCGCTCAGAAGGCCGTGCAACTGAAGCCGATTCGTTAGAAGGCATGGCTGAGTTTGCTGTGCAACAGCAGATTGACGTGTTAATTCGTCAGCAGGGCCAGATTCAGCGGATGAACATGGTTTACACTTACTAGACATGATTACCAAATTCATAAGGAAACGTAATCAAGATCCAGCAAAGGCATTTAATAAAAACTTTGCTAGAATCCAAGTTTCTGGTAGCAATCAAACCTTCAAGTTTAAGAAGACTGCCATTTCATCTGTTGGCGGAGACTTGATTACTACTGAAGCTGGATTCACACTCACAACCGAAAGCGGCGACATTCTGACAACAGGCTAATATGGGCGACAAAATCTCTGCACTTCCAGCGGCAACTTCAGTAGACGGAACAGAACTGGTTCCAATCGTTCAAGGTGGCGCTACTAAAAAGGTTACCGGCCTTATTCTTCGCAACCCGGCCGGCGCTGCTGGTGGCGATCTGGCTGGCACTTATCCGAACCCAACGCTGGCATCTGTCACGACTGCGCAGACCGCTGTTGGTTCTGGTCTTGTAATTCCGGTGCTTACAGTTGATGCCAAGGGACGTGTAACCGCTTTGACTACAGCAGCCAACCCTGCGCTAACCACTCAGCAAATTGCTGGTCTTTCCACGTCTGCTCCTGCTGCGCTGGCAGTATCTGCTGTTGTTGGAGTTTCTGCATTTGCAGCCAGGGCCGACCACCAGCACGTTCTTCCAACTGCCGCTCAGGTTGGTGCCCTTGGCGCTACGGCAGTTGCAAGTGGAGATTTAACAGGGAACTATCCAAATCCTGCTTTGGCTTCCATTACGGTTGCCCAAAACAATGTGGGCAACGCCACCAACATTCCTGTCATCTCTGTTGATGCCAAGGGCCGTGTGACGAGCCTTGGCTCTGTTACAATCAGCAGCGAAGCCGGTGGCACAGTGACTAGCATTACGGCGGGAGACGGCTTGTCTGGCGGCACAATTATTGAGAGCGGCACTATTGCGCTGGCTGACATCACTACTGCCCAGATTAACATTGGCAGCACATCTCAGATTCCGGTGTTGTCAATTAATGCCAAGGGCCAGGTTACTGCACTTTCTTCCGTAGCTTTTTCAGGTGGCGCTGATCTTGCAACGACTGCTCCTGCTGCGCTTGCCACAACAGGAGTTGTTGGGCTTTCTGAATTTGCAGCCCGTGCAGATCATCAACATGTGTTTCCCACCGCGGCTCAAGTTGGAGCACTGGGGGCAACAGCAACTGCTAGTGGAGACCTGACAGGGGCTTATCCAAATCCGACTTTGGCTGCAATTACTACGGCGCAGAGCAATGTTGGCAGTGCGCTAGTAATTCCCGTAATCTCTACGGATGCCAAGGGTCGCGTTATTTCGCTGGCAACAGTAGCTTGCCCGGCGCTAACTACTGCCCAGATTGCCGGCCTTTCTACGACTGCTCCCGCCGCTTTGGCAACGAGTGCGGTGGTTGGGCTCAGCGCATTTGCCGCCAGAGCGGATCACCAACACGTTTACCCAACGCCAGTTCAGATTGGCGCAATTTCTACGACTCAGATTGGAGTAGCAAACGGCATTTGCCCGCTTGGCGCAGATAGCAAAGTTGCTGCAACATATCTTCCAAGTTCATCGGCGTTTTACACGGTTGTTGCTGACAAGACCGCGTCCAGCACATTGACGCTTGCAGATGCACAGACGATTTATCCGGTAAACTCTGCAACTGGAGTTAATCTTACCATTCCGACAAATGCCTCTGTTGCCATTCCTATTGGCTCAGTTGTAAATGTGATTCAAAAAGGAGTTGGAAGAATCAATTATCAGGCATCCAACGGAGTCACCGTTCTTTCACCATCATCTCAAGTTTCAAGTGCAGGACAAAATTTTAGCAACATTCTAGCAAAGATTGCCTCTGACACATGGCACATTGAGGGTAGTTTGCTTGGAACTGATCCAAATTACTCTCAAGTTTCAGCGTTGCTGCATCTTGATGGCACAGATGGAACTCAAGTTTTTACAGACAATGGCCCGAGTGCGCTGACATTTACGGCCAACAACGCAAATCCCGTTTTAACAACGGCAGACTTTAAGTTTGGAACTGCGTCACTGTCAGTGCCTGGAACGGCCGGTAGTTATATTGCATGCACGAATGGAACTCCATTTGCGTTTGGAACAGGTGATTTTACGATTGAGTTCTGGATTAATCGAGCCAATGCTTCATCCTATATTTTTGGAAATATAGCGGCATCTTTAGCAACAAATTACACTGGAGCAATTAGTGCAACTGGAACATTTGCATTTCAGGCAGGAATTGGAGCAATTTTCAGTGGGGCAATTGCAATTCCTCTTAGTACATGGACGCATGTTGCTCTTACTAGGGTATCTGGAGTGTTTAAGTCATTTATTAATGGCATTCTTGATGCAAATGTTACTAACAGCAAAGACTTTTCAACAACCAGCACATTTGCTATTGGCGCTCCAGGAACAATTGCTGGGCTACAAGGAATTTCTGGTAAAATAGACGAGTTCCGTGTGACCAAAGGATTTGCGCGCTACACAAGTTCGTTTAATGTTGCTACTGCTGCGTTTTCTAATTCGTAATTTATGGCTAACATTAAGATCTCCGAACTGCCACCGGCAACAGTCGTCAATGACGTTGATGTGCTGGTTATTAACCAAGGCGGCATTACCAAAAAGATTGCTCGCAGCCTAGTCAAGAACGCCGGCACGGTTACCAGCGTTACGGGAGGCACTGGCCTGTCTGGTGGCACCATCACTGGCTCTGGCACGCTGGCTGTATCGTATGGCTCAACGGCAGGCACGGCAGCAGAAGGTAACGATGCGCGTCTTAGTGACAGCCGCACGCCTTCAGGCACGGCAGGCGGGGATTTGGGGGGAACTTATCCCAACCCAACGATCAACACTGTAGCCGTAGACAAGGGTGGCACAGGCCAGACATCCTACACAGATGGGCAGCTTCTTATTGGCAACAGCACAGGCAACACGCTGGCTAAGGCTGCGCTAACTGCCGGCAATGGCATTGTGGTCACAAACGGAGCTGGCTCAATTTCTTTGGGCGCTGATTTTGGCACGACCTCTACAAAGGTTACGCAAGGAGGCACAACGGTGCTCAAGTCCGGAGACACGATGACCGGCAAGCTTGTGCTTGGACCTTCTGGCACAAGTGCTCCGTTAAATTTAGGGGCAAACACTAATCCAACTCCAGTTGGGGGGGATATATGGATGTCAAACACCCATGTTTTAACATGGAGAGGCAATAACGGAGCCACTTATCCTGCTGCGTCTACAGTTGCCCAGAATTCGTTTGCGGCATCTCAAATTATTTCAGTAAATTTTCCCAGTTCAGCCTTGGGTGTTACCCAAGGAGTAACCGGCACAGGTTCAGGCATCAGCGTTGACTTAAGCAACACCGCCTCCACCGCCGCCGCTGTTAGGATTACCAATCTTGGAACAGGGGACTGTCTAAAGGTTGAGGATTCAACAACTCCTGATGCAACTCCGTTTGTAATTAGTGCTGCTGGCCGAGTTGGCATTGGTGTAGCAGCAGACGCTTCTGCGGCTACCAACCTTGATTCTGGTGGGATTAAACTCAACAACGCAGGCTTAACTCTAAGCGCTACAATCAGCGCTGGCTCAGGTTCTCCTGAAGGCGCAGTCACAGCCAATCCCGGAAGTCTTTACCTAAATCTTTCTGGCGGGGCAAACACTTCGCTTTTTGTTAAAGAATCTGGCACTGCCACCAACACTGGATGGGTTGGCAAATAATAAAACCAATGAACTACGCAATTATTGATTCTGCTACCAACATTGTTGCAAGCTGCCTTCCTTGTGATGTGCCGCCACCATGGACTCCTCCAGAAGGATATTACGTTGATCCAGCTTATTACGTTGAGCCAATAGGCGACTCTGGTGCAGGCATTGGCTGGAGTTACATTAACGGGCAGTTTATCCCTCCTGCTCAGTAATATGCCCAAGAAAACTCCCTCACTATCCGTTGGCCGCGGCGAGAAGCTGCCTGTCTCCAAGGGGGCTGGCCTGACTGCCAAGGGCCGGGCTAAGCTCAATGCCGCCACTGGAAGCAAGCTCAAGGCTCCTGCTCCGAATCCAAAGACCAAGGCTGATGCCGGCCGAAAGAAGTCGTTCTGCGCTCGAATGAGTGGCATGCCAGGGCCAATGAAAGATGAGAAGGGCCGGCCAACCCGCAAGGCTGCTAGCCTTAAACGCTGGAAGTGCTAATTATGAAAAAGGGACTCTACGCCAACATTAACGCCAAGCAGGCTCGTATCGCTGCTGGCAGCAAGGAAAAGATGCGCAAGCCGGGAAGCAAGGGTGCTCCTACGGCAGCAGCGTTTAAGGCATCCGCAAAGACAGCCAAGAAACGCTAAGCATGGAACAGTTTATCAGCAAAGTCCTTGAACAAGCTGCTGGGCAGGGTCTGTCCATGGCTTTTACCATCATTGCTGTCTGGTATTTGTACGGCAAAATCAAGGAGTGCGAAGCTGACAGAAAGGCTCTTTGGGAAAGACTAATCGAACACACTGATTCCAAATGAACATCTTCAAAACTTACCTGCGTCAACCTTCAACCTGGCTTGGCATTGCAAAACTCGGTGCGGCAGCGGGGATCTATTCCATGGACATTGGCGGGGCTGTTACGACGGCTATTGTCTCGTTGTTTGGGCTTATCGACGTCATCCGAAATGAATCCGGCAAACCCAAACTTTGAACGGTCGCTGGAGTTTGTGCTGGATGCTGAAGGAGGCTTTAGCAATCACAGGCACGACTCTGGTGGCAAAACCAACCGCGGCATCCTGCAACGGGAGTACGACAAGTACCGGGATGACCGTCAGGAGAACCGTCGCTGCGTCAAGGAGATCTCTGACGACGAAGTAGAGGACATCTACTACAACGACTACTGGGTGCGCGGGAAGTGCTTTAAGATGCCTTGGCCGCTTTGTGTGGTACACTTTGATGGCTGCGTGAACACGGGCGTTGGGCAGGCTGGCAAGTTCCTTCAGCGGGCAGTTGGCAGCAAGGATGATGGCATTGTGGGAGCCAAGACCATTCTAGCAATGGAAGCCAAGATCAAGGACATCGGCGTTGATGCAGTGTGTGCTGACATCATCGTGCAGCGTGACGGTTTTTATGATCTGCTGGCAAAGCTGGATGAAACGCAAAAGTCTTTCAGTAAAGGCTGGGAAAATCGGTTGGAAAAACTTAAGAAGTACATCGCATGAGCAAGCTAACTATCGCACTTGGTTCCCTGATGGGCGGCGGAAGCCGTGATTACTGCCCGGACTGTGGCTGTGACATGAAGTCTAACGGCTGTTGCCCAGACTGTGGTTACGGCGAAGAGGAGGACATGGAGGAGGAAGAGGGTGAAGAAGAGATGGACGTGCAAGCCATCATGGACATCCGGGACGACCTTCAGAAGCTTGTTGAAAAGCTTGGCCGAATCATTGCCAAAGACTAATGCCAGAAGACAGCCAGATTGGAGTTGAGAACGATGATAACTTCATTGGGTTCTCTTCGCGTCTTGATCCGTCAAATCTGAAGCCTGGGTTTTCCCAGTCCTCAAAGAACATGCGGCTCCAGCGGGGCGCAGCGCAGCCAAGGAAGGGTTGTGAGCGGCTGACTGACGACACGTTAAACACCAATCTTCAATCTGGCTCTGGTTACTATGTTAATTCTGTTGGGCAGGACAACATCGTGATGCTGTTTACGGATGGCATTGTCTTGTACAACACGCAAACTAAAGTTTTTTCCACAAAGTACACGTTTCCTGCTGGTCGTTATTTGCCGATTGGAACACTTACATCTCAAACTGATTTTCTTGTAAGTGAAACCATTGGCCAAACCCATTCAAGGTGGCTAAGTGTTGCAACAACGGCAGGATTAAAAGTTGGTGATAAAATTAAAATTGGCTATTCAACAGATAGCCCAAACATAACATATACTGAGCACACAATAGTGTTGCTAACCGCCACTCAGATATTTTATGAACTTGGCGAGCCTGGGTATCTTGGAAATGAAACTAGACAGGTTTCTGTTGCTATTTCTTCATTTTCTTTTGATTCCGAAGTGGTACAGGCACTTAATAATTTGTACATATTTAGGGGAGTTGCTGGTCCTTTAATATCTGCAACAGTAAGTAATCCTCAGATACCAAATGGAGCAACTGTAACGGTTACTGTTACCACAGCTACGCCACACGGATTTTTTGTTGGAGAAGAGGTAAACATAATTGATATTAATGTGCCTCCAAATCAGCATAAGTACTTTCACAAAAACGTGATCGTGCAATCTGTATCAATAAGCACAAGATTTACGTTTTCCTTTACAAACACTGGCCCCACAATTCAGCAGCATACTGATATTACTGGCTTTCAGGTACAACAGGCAAATCCACCGTTGGTTTGGGATGGTGTGTCAGGCTCCCTTTCTTTTATTGACCAGACTGGTATCAATGCCGAAGGCACCTATCCGTTGCCACCAGGAGAGTTTGGGCTTTATTTTCAGAATAGAATAGTCGTTAAGACGGGCAATACAGAGATTATTGCCACTGATATTCTCAGTGACCGATATGACAAGTTAAATGTTTTTGATGTCAATCAAGGTGGCAATGACAGAATTGTTGGATTCTTGCCGTGGATTGAAAACCAGTTTTTGGTATTCATGCTAAAGTCGATTTATGTGGCTTACATAGATCCAAGATTTGATCCTCTTGCGCAAGATCAAAGCCAGATAACCGTAGTCACCACAGAAGTTGGCTGCTTGGCTAGGCACAGCATCGTGCCGGCTGGTCAATTTGTGTTCTTCTTTAGCGGCAAAGGCGTACACATGTTGACGCCACAGCTTGACCTAAAGCTGATTGGCAACACTATGCCGCTAAGTGAGCCTATTGATGATTATTTTGATAACGTCAATTTTGACTACGCCAAAAAAGTTACAGCAGTTTATTTTGACAACAGGTTCTTTATTGCGTTTCCAGTAAATGGTTCCATTAAGAACAATTCAATTTTAGTGTACAACACACTAAACCAAGCATGGGAAAGCATAGACACTTATCCTGCTGGAATGTTTATTGACAACTTTGTGCCTGCATTTTATGGCACCAAGCGCAGATTGTTTATTATTGCAAACATTGGAAAGCCGCTTCAGGTTCCGCTTGTTGGCCCAATACCGCCCGGTCAGCCGACCACGTTTTTGGCTGGTGCATATGGCGGCATTTTTCTAGCAGAAGAACTCGAAGGAGGGGACGAGTTCCTTGGAGTCACTGGCACACCGTTACTTCCGTTTTCACTTCCAGCAACGCTAAGCGCAGCTTCATACGTTATTATTCCAGTGGCTGCCAGCATACGCTCTCGCGAATACACGTTTGACAACCAGGCCACAAAACGTTTTAGCCGGGCAGAGTTTAACTTTAGCAACACTGCCGGAGATGACGTTTCCATCTACGCCACAGTGCATGATCCGGATGCCACAGAAGAGATTATGCGGTACGTTTTTAGTGGATCTTCTCAAATTGATGGCACTATTCGCCCGCGGATTGGCTCAAAAGGAGTGGCAATTGACACGGAGGTAGTGTTTAACAAGGGAAGGCCAGCGCTAAAAAGCACTAGCGTCTATGCTATCAACTCCAGCAGAGGCATGATCACCGAAGAATAATATGGCAGACATTCAAGCAGGAACAATATACGCAGATGGCGGGCAGGTAAACGCCACCAATCTTAACGCACACGTTAATAACGCGGTGCTTGTACCTGGAGTTATTAGCGATAAGCCCACGGCTCTTTCGCTTACTGGTGCCGACACTACGTTGATTCTTCAGGGGGGGCTACTCAAGAAGGGCACCATCTCTCAGATGCAGGCTGCAATCGCGCCAGATCTGGCTTCATACGTCAACAGAAACGGGTCCGTTTCCATGACTGGCGAGTTGACTCTGTCTAGCAGCTCACCAACTGGGACTCTATCTGCCATTCCGAAGACTTATGTGGACACGGGGCTAGCAACCAAGCAAGCATCTCTGGGCTTTACGCCACTCAACAAAGCTGGCGACACGATGGCTGGCACCTTGACGCTACAAGCAGATCCAGCTAGCGCCTTTCAGGCTGCTACCAAGCAATATGTGGACACCAAGGCCAGTTTAACCGGGGCAACCTTTATAGGGCCTGTAGTGCTGCCAACAGGCGACCCTACACTGGCATTGCAGGCAACTACCAAAGCCTATGTAGATGCTCAGGTTGTGGCGACTAACCCATCGTTGGTGCCAACAGGCGCTATTATGGCATTCTATAGAAGCTCGCCTCCCACAGGATGGTTAGAATGCAATGGGCAAAGCACTGCTGGCTATCCGAGCCTTGTTGCAATTGGAGTTATTGCTACTCCAGATCTGCGTGGCGAGTTTGTCCGCGGTTGGGACAACGGCAAGGGTACTGATCCTGGCCGCTCGCTTGGCTCAACGCAGCTTGATGAGCTTAAGAGTCATACCCATCAGGCCAAGGGAATAAGTAATCTTACTGGAGCAAGCAACGGATTTAATTGGGATGGAGTAAGCAATGATACCAGAACAACGCTTGCCACAGGTGGCTCAGAAACACGTCCACGCAACATTGCGTTGATGTACTGCATTAAGACGTAATGAGCGCCTCAAGGTTTTCTGCGTTTTTGGCGCACTCAATATACTACAAGAACAAATGCAAGTCGCATGATAAGCTAGAAAAGTACTGGAATGGTTGTACGTCAATTTACGTTGATAACGACTATCCAGTATTTCAGTCCGGGTTATTTTCAAATAACTTTGAAGAACATCTTGAAATACTGCATTGCAGGCATTGGCAGGATGGATCAAAAAAGGTGCTCGATGCCGGTTGTGGAATCGGTCATGTTGCAAACTTTTTTGCAAAAAAACATCCAGAAGCATCGTTTACTGGCCTTACGATTTCTTCTGAGCAAGTTAAAATAGCAACGGCAGCCGCGCCAATAAACTGCGCGTTTAAGGTAGGCTCATACGATGAGATGCCGTTTAGCGACAACTCATTTGACTTTATTTACTTCTACCAAAGCATCGGATACAGGCCGCTTGTTGATGTTTTGAGTGAGGCATACAGAGTCTTAAGGCCAGGTGGAAAGTTGTTAATTTCAGACATGTGCGCTGTTGATGATCTAGATCCGCATCAAGCACGGCAAATTAAAGAATTGCAGGATGTCTGGCATTACATGTGCTATCCAACTTGGTATCACTTAAATGCTGCTACAAATGCTGGATTTAAGGTAATTGAGTGCAATCCAAATATGAATGCGATATTGGACTTTGATGCTTGGATTAACCTGGTCAATAGTGGGCTAGGTGAATTCCATGAAAATCAAGTTCCGTTTGCCCCAATTAAAATATCAGAATTCTTGTACGAAAAATAATGGACTATTGCAGTAAGCCAGAGGAAGTAGACAAAAATCCAAACGCACTAAACATCATGTTGTTTATTGCAAATGGAAATGACGATGCCTTTAATTTTATTTGGAGGTGCTGGAACTTCTGCCATGTTATTGATGATCTTGTTGACAGAGATCAGCCGGTCCTTCTTGATGAAGTTTCCAGAGAACTATTTTTGTTTATTGAAACAATTTGCTGTAATCCATTTTTCCAACAACACAAGGCAAGTCTGCTTCCTTTAATCCTGAATGCTTGTCATGGGTGGGTCACTGGAGAAGAAGCAGCAGCACAGGGCAAGGGTTATTCTTCTGCATTGAAGTGTAGTGATTTTGTAATATATTCACATGTAGCTTTTTTAATTGGAGGATGGGCGCACATGCGGGCCATTGATCAAATCAGAAAATACGATAAGGAGTAATTTATGGGCGGATATGGCGGCGGATCAACAACAATTCAAGCACCGGCGGCTCCTAATTATCAGGAGTCGATGCGGGACATTCTTAAGGCCCAGGTGGAGATGGCTCCAGAGGTCTACGCCAGAGAATCTGAATACCAGCCAAAATATGCTGAACTTCAGGCTCAAACTCAGGCTTATTCAAGCCAGCAGGCACTGGAGCAGGCGGCCAAGATGTATCCGCAAGTTGCGGAAGTTGAAGCTAAGTACGGTGCAGCTAACCGTGCGGCAGAGTTAAGACAGCTTCAGACTTCGCTTCCTGAGTATCAGAGAGCATTTTCTTCACTAACGCCCGGCTACCAAGAAGCCCTTAGTTCTGCCGGCCAGTTAGCCCAGCAGGAAATGGCTCGTTCCTTGCAGGCTCCCCAGCTTACTGCTTTTGAGCAGGGAGTTGGCGGGCCTCAAATGGGGTCTGGCTTAGAAAACATCAACCAAGACATCGTCAACCAGTATGTTGGCACGATGCCTGGAATGGGCAATTATGCCAGGCTTTTGTCTCAAACTGCTGAGCAAGAATTAATGGCTGGCCGCGGCTTGACTCCTGAGGAACAGCGCATTGCTGATCAGACTGCCAGGTCCGCATACGCTGCCCGCGGAACTGCACTTGGTGGCGGCGCTATTGGAGCTGAGATTCTTAACCGCTCACAGGTCGCTAACCAGCGCTACCAAGAGCGCCTTACCACTGCCCAACGTGCTGCCGGGCAGATTCAAGCCATCTACCAGCCCGCGCTGGCCGAGGCCACTCAGCGCCAACAAGCTGGTTTGCAGTACGGACTTGGCGCTCAGCAGCAGGCTTTTCAGCAGGCCCTTTCCCGCGGCCAAGCAGAGCAAGGCCGGATGCAGGCTGGCACGGCTATTCAGGTTGGACGCGCTCAGCTTGGCGCTGGTGCGCTTGGACAGCTTCAGGCCGCTCAGGCACCTGTATTGCAGGCGTTTTACAAGCAACCCATCCTTCAAGGAGCAGTTGGTTCTGCTCAGCAAATGGGCTACAACATGGGCCAGGCTGCTGGGCCACAGTTGTTCAACCCGGAAAGTCAGACTGGCATGGGCTCGATCTATGGTGCCTACAACGCGCAGATGAACTTGGCGGGAGCACAGGCTCAGGCTAATGCTGCCAAAGAAGCCGGCAAGTCGAGCATGTTTGGCTCGCTAGGCGGCGGGTTGCTTAGTGCTGGCGGCATGCTTGGCGGCGCAATGATTCTTTAATGACTGCTGAACAAACTATACTTTTGGCTCTTAAACATGCAAAACGCCCAGCCGTTCTTTGGAGTGGCGGGAAGGACGGCACTGTCTTGTTAGATCTCACAAGAAAGATTCGACCAGACATTGAGGTAATTCATTTTAAGTTGCCATTTTTGCCCCAGAAGTACGCCTTCCATCATGTAGCTCAAGAGTCCTATGGGATGACCGTGCATGATTGGGTGCCAGAATCTATTGCTCTAACTCACGGAAATGGACGCATAGATGTTTGTGAAAAGTACTCAATTGGAGATGGAAACATTAGAGTAATGCGCGGAACAGAGCCCATGGAGGCAGGTAAGCCTTGGGTATGTGGCAAGGAGTGGCTAAACCGCCCAAAGGCAAGGGTTATTTCTGACTTTGACGTGTTGCTATGCGGCCACAAAAGCAGTGACGAAGATCCATTGACTGGACAGATCCCGCTAGAAATCCACAAAAAATTGCTAGGCCCATCTACAGAGATGTGGTTTCCGTTGCGTGAGTGGACCGACAAAGATGTTTCGGCCTACATCAAAAACAACAACGTTTTGTTTGATCGCAATAGATACGACGATAATGTGGTCAGCAAACCGGACAAGCACATGAACTCAGACTACGTTCATGCCTGTTTTAACTGCGTAGACAAGCGGCTTGGCAAGTTTGTTGATTGCCCCAAGGATGGCATTCAAGTAGAGAACCTGCATGAGCACGTTCTTCATGAGCAACCAGTCGCAGAGTACTGCAACATCAGATCTGGATTGCAGGACTTGCGGGGCCTGTTGCAGTCACAAGTGGAGCTGGCCGGTGCTCAAGCGTGACCGCTCCGATGCCGTCAACATACCAGCAAATTTAATCCGAGATGACTATCCGTTACTCAAGACCTGCAACAATAGATGTGCTGCTCTGTCTGGAGTTGTTGGCAAGTCAGTTTCATGTACAATTTACGAAAACCGTCCCCAGGCTTGCCGGCAGTTTAAGGCAGGCAGTTTACTCTGTTTAGAAGCTAGACAATCATTTTATGGCAAAACCAATTAATCCGTATCAAGGC